GAAGCAAGCATGTCGTCCATTGCTAAAGATGTAGATCTATTAACAAACATCATGTTTTCTTCAATAGCCCCTTGCTTGTCAAACTCAGCTAAAATAGCGTCGAACTCAGCTAAATCAGTAGCAGCGTTAACACCAGTAACACCAGAAGTAACATTACCTCTTTTTTCGATAGCATCAAATAAACCTTGAGTACCAGCACCGTTAGTACCAGCATCAGCAGAACCTCTAACTTGGCTGTTAGCACCAAAACCAATGTTAGATCCATTAGCAGTTAATTCAGCTTCTAATAAAGTCATTTCTAAGTAATCATTAAATCTAGCTCTTGTGTCAGCTTCAGCTTTTAGGTACCATAAGTAACCTGACTGACCCATTTCACCTGTAATCTCAACCCAACCAATTCTAGCTGTATCAGAACCTGATACTTCGTAGTAATCTTTCATTATGATTGGTTTGTTAGTAAAGCTTTTGAACGTAGGCTCATTAGCTCCTCTTGAGTCAGTTTTATACGTACCAGTTTCATCAGCATAAGACGCTCCTTTACCATACTCAGAACCTATAACTAATAAAGTAGCTGCTTCAGATGTTTCAGAGTGACTAGTTAAAACATCTTCACTATAAGATTCAAGCGAAACAACGTTTGAATCTGGAGTTTCTACTACTAAACATTTTGAAACTACACCAGCGGTAGCTAAAAGTACCATATCATTAACTCTAATACCGTGAGCTCTACTTGTTGTAGAACCAACAGAGTTATCGCCATCAATATCTTTAGCTACAGCGAACGTACCGTTTGTATCTCCATTTAAATCTATTGTACCCGTGTAAGATAAGTGTAACCTACCTTGTTCAGACCAAACAACTTGATCAGCTGTCATAGCCTCTTCAGCCCCAACTTGAGCTAAGAAACCTGAGATAGTTCTCGGTCCGAAAACTTCAGCTTCTTTTTCCATTAGGTCTGGTAGATATTGCTGTGCCCAGTCGTTACCAGCACCTGCAAAATCTAGGTAATTTGTGTTTAGTGTTTGCTTTTTTGAAGCAGGAACACTATTCAAATTATTTCCTCCTGTAATTGCCATAATTTTTTAATTTTAAATTTGTTATTTATTTTTGTTTTTAATTTTAAACTTAAAATCAGGGCCATCATCATTTAATACTCTTGCCTTAAATCCACTAGTATTTATATTATCTACATGTGATTGTCTAGGATCCATACTGACGTTTTTAGATTTAGCAATGCTTTGTTTTAAAGCATCAGCTTTTCCTTGTTCGTAAAAATGATTTGCAATTTGGTCAGCATTCATAGCGGTAAAAAGTCCTTTATGATAACCTGTGGCATCGTCTATTAAGTTATCTTCAGTTAAAAACTTTTTAATGAAGTTATTAATATCACCTTGGGTTTCCCTAACCTTTTGCTTGTCTTTTACATTAAATCTAAATCTTTTGTCTCCAACTTCGTATTCAAAACCTTTGAAACCATCGTTAAAAACTTGATCAGACTTTTGTCTAAAAACTTCAGATTGTTTTTCGCCTATTAAACGAGCTTCCTCTGATTCTTCGTTGTATCTATTAAAGAAATTAATTGCCTTCTGTTGCTCTTCAGTGAGCTTACTTCCGTTTTTAATATCTTCATAGTATTTGGATTTTACACTTTCCAAGTGCTGCTTTGCAGAAGCAACTTGCTCCTTCATAGCTAATTTTTTTCTTTTTATTTCTTTATCGTCATCAACATCTTCATCATACGCAAAAGTATCTTCCATTACAAATTCAATTTCATCATCTGATAAATGAGGTTTTGTTTGTTTGTAATACTCTTGTAACAAAGTATGATTGTCCATTTCTGAAAAATCTTGATTTAGTTTTATATAGTCTTTTAAATCACCACCAGTTTCATCCATAAAGTCTACTAGTTTTTGTACACTCTCTGGTAAAGGAATTCCAGTTTCTATTGAATCGACTATTGCTTGTTCAGCTGCTTCAGCAACTTCTTCAACCTTTTCTTGATCGGTTACTTCCTCAACAACGGGTGTGTCATCTTGAACTTTGTCGGGGCTTTCTCCGGTAGGTTCTTCATTTGTTGTTTCGACGATTTCTTCGACCACTTCTTCGCTAGTTGCGGATTGGTCCTGTACAGAAACCTCATCTGTGCTTTGCTCCTGAACGGCATCTTCTTCTTTTTTTGGTTGTTCACTTAAATCAACTTTTGTTATAGTCTCACCTATAACTTCAGCTGGTTTTTTCATTTTAGCTTTTACTTTAGTAACGTCACCTTTAGTTTCGTTACCATCAGGTTGTTTTTTAACCTTTTCTTTTACTTTTAACGAGCCAACTTCGTTGTCTACTTTAGGCTCTTCTTTTTTCTTTGCCATAATATAATATAATAATAGTTAATACTTGTTTATCTAGGACCGAATCTAGACATGTCTATACCCTTTCCCATAACGTCATTACCTTTAGATTCAAAAGGTTTTGTAGTTTCTTTTTTTGCATCTACTTGCATTTTAGTTTGTTTTTCAGAACTAGCCATTTTTTGACTTTCGATAGCTTGTTTTTGCATGTTATCAGCTTCTTTTAGCTTCATGTTCATATCAAACTCTAAATACATTAATTGTTTTTTAATTTCAGCTTCAGCCATCATTCTTTCTGTTTCAAGTGCTGATCTGTTTTGCTCTATTGACATAGCTGTACTTGCTATGGTTTGTTGTTTTTGTTCTTCAAACGCAGCTGATGCTTCTTGTTGTTTAATGTTAGCATCTGCTTGAGCCTGCATATTTTCTTGTTGTATTTTTTGATCTCTAGCTAACTTCTTTTTTCTTCTAATTTTTAGCAACTGGTTAGCCAGTTTTATATTTTTAATTTCTCTAAGATCAATAGCATCTTCTAAATCTATAGTTTGTTGACCTAACGCTCCGTTAATATTTGTTTCTAATATAGTTTTTTCTTCTTCATCTGGGTGTAACTCTAAAAATATACCAAAGTCATATAAATGTATCTCAGACATTTCTTCTAGCGTAGCAACGTTATGAGCACCTATTTGCTGCATAAAAGCATCTCTAGTTGGAGAGTATTCTATAATATCAGATATTCTAAGCGACAAAGACTCACAAACTTCTTGTGTTAAAAATAAACCTCCATTTAATATGTGTCTTGTTGCTGTGTTACTATTTGCAGCAGCCATTTTTTGAACGCCCACTAAAGATCTTTCGTCTGGCTTCGCGGCGTCTCTAGCTTCATTCAACCCGGTTGTGTCTCTTATCATTTGTAAGTAATAATTATAGTTACCTACAAGTGACTGTAGTTTTGCACCGCCCGCACTGCTTTGTATTTCTTGAATAGGTATTTTACCAGGATTCATATCGCCTTCAGAAGTATAACTTCTACCTATAACAGATCCAGTTTGGAAAAACATGTTTAATGCTTCTTGTGGATTATAGTTCGTTCCATTACCTAAATCTATTTCAGCAAGTCCATCAGCATCTAAATAAACACCATCTGGTACCATACGTGACATTACTTGTTGTAGCTTCAAATGCGTAAGTTGAATCATATCTGCAAAACCAGTTATTCTACTTACTAAAGACTCTATTCTACCCTCGTACATTCTAGGCGCGCATATAGAGTAATTCATTTTTACTTTAGTAAAATCACTTTTAGGACGCATCATGTTTTTAGCCATCTCCCATTTAAGTAATTTTTTAGTACCTAAAACTAAAGCGCCATCATATAAACACTCAATTTTTCTAGATTCTTTACTGAAATTTTCATTTTCTTCTGGATCAAAAGTATCATCTTTTTCAATAGCTTTTTCAGCGCCACTAGAAGTTTGTTTTAGTTTATAAACCTCGTTCATGTAGGTTTTATAATTAAAGTATAAAACTTTTACTCTATTACGATCGTTATCTCCTTCTCTATATCTATTATTGTCGTATTTTCCAAAACCCTGGTTATTATACTCAGTAATTTCTTTTAAGTCTTCTTGTGTTAAATGAGGAAATTCTTTAATTAATTCGTTTACTGGTATAGTTTTTATTTCTCCAGCGTAATATATATCATCAAAATAAGGTGAGTCTGTGTATGAGTAAACAAGATTAGCTGGATCAACGTAATCTATAGTAACTCCTTCTGATGTATTAAATGAGGTTTTTACAGCGCCTATACCTAATACAGTTAAATCATAATAAAATCTTTTCTTTATAAGATCATATTTATTACCTTGTAGTAGAGTTTCTATAGCTTGCTCTTCGGCAATTTCTACAGCTTGTTTATAGTTTAACTGCATATGAAGATCTAATTCTTCTTGAGAATCAGGTAGTAATTCAGGATTTTCATTGAATAAATCCATACCAAAAGTTTCTTTAATATACTCTTTTAGTTCTTTACTACGCATATCTTCTGTAATCTTATCCATATATTCAGTTCTTTTAGAAACTCCAAATGGATCTTGTGAATATGCCTTTATATCGTAAAGTCTTTCAGCAATACCGTTTACAACGATATCTACAAATTTAGGTATAATTGGAACTGGTTTCCAGTCTAAGTTTAGATAACTTAAATCACCATTTATAGATAACTCATCTTTATATTTTTGTATAGGTTGTTCGCCTCTAGCGTATAGTCTTAAGTTATGAAAATTATTTCTATTGTGTATATATCTATTTGAATAGTTTTCTTTATCAAACCATTCGTTCTCTATAGCTTGAGCTATTTTAAGTCCATAATCGTAACTTATTTTTTCTACATCGCTTACTACTTGACTTGGAAATTGCCTCATATTAGTTTTTTATTATCTTTGAAGTATTACCCCTGTTAGAATACTTGGCAATACTTATATTCAATTTTGGTTTCTCAATGCTTGCGTTTGGTCTATACAAATGTCTATTACAAGCCATTATAGCTAGTCCAGAACTTATTGTTGCATCATATTTTGTTCTTTTTGTAATATCAAATTTAGACCAATCGTTTAAAGTTCTATTAAAATATATATTACCATATTCCCCATCTTTAATGTGTCCAACATGATTTTGTATGTACATTTCAATAGCCGCTGCGTGAGCCTGTTTTATATCTTCGCTAGAGTTTGGTATACCACCAATTTCTTTTTCAGTTGTAGATAATTTATTCCATAACTTATCTGGTCTATTCATACTAAAACCTCTATAACCTCTTCTTCTTAAATGATACAGTAAACGTGGTTTATTGTTCTCACAAAGTATTGGCATGCTATAAAATACGCAGGCCATTAATACGTCTTCAAAAAACATCTCAGCTGTTTGTGGTCTAGCTATATATTCTAAAAACATATGATTAGGTGGACAGTCTTCCATACTAAACTTAGTTAAACCGTGTAATGCTCCATTTGATCCCCTTCCGTCTACAGTTCCTGATATATCGTAACTATCACAACCAAAAGCTCCCATGTGTTCATTCGCTGGATATTTAATTCCTTTTTTTAGAATAATTCTATTTTGTAGTTCTTGTGGTGGAAACCAACTTACTTTAAATCTTCCTTTTGGATCTGGATAAAATATCACCTGTGTGTCTTTAATACCGTTAACCCATTGAAAGTTACCAGAAGAAACTACTGAAGAGTTTCCTATACCTTCGTTATAATCTATCTGCTCGTATATTTTTACTAAGTTAAATATACTATTTTTAGCCTCATCTCTAAACGCGTGTTCAGTTGTTCTTGGAAACTGACGATAAAACTCGTTTAAAGCATCTTGATCAGATTTTAATCCTTCAACCTCGTTGTTCCAGTGCTCTATTATACCTACATCTATTAGTCCACCGTCTGGATCAAGGACATCTGCGTCAGGAGTATCAAATACTGGAAGTCCGAACTCATCAATAAATCCTTCGT